CACCATGGTACGCTACCTTGCTCGTCTTAATCATTGTATGTCTATTCTGCTGGATAAACTAAATCCAGACAATACCAAACCTCAACCTATGGTCGTGACCTTGGTTGGACCAGCCGGATGTGGCAAATCTACGCTGGCAACTAACGTTGGCAAGATCATGCAGTCTACTGCTGGTCGTAATATGAATGCTGACAAAATCAAGAACCGCGGAGGTGATCCAAAGTTCGAACCTGCCATTACAACGGAGACTGAGGTTATCATTTATGATGACTTGGCAAACGACAAGAACGTGAAGTTGGAAACCAAGTCGATCCTCGATATAGTTAACGTTAGCAGAGAGTGTATTCCCAAAGCCTCTGTAGAAGAGAAAAACAAGCACAAGTATTCCAACATTGGTACTGTGTTTACCACCAACGCGGAAGATTTAGGGATGAGTCAATTGAGCTCGGCTAGTCCTGAAAGTCTTCTGCGCCGATTTGGTCTGGTTGTTGTCCTGAAGGTAAAGGATGAATATTGCGTAGGTACATCTGGTGTCTTGGATCGCTATCATCCTGTATTTGCTGACGGAAAACCGAAGAAACATATTTATGAGGTGGTTTTGAAATTCCCTGTGAGTTATTCGAAGGGACAAATAGATTGGAAGATTGTAGAAGGTTGGAAGATTGAAGGACAATGTGACCTCCACTGCGCTCTAGTTCACATTAAATCATATTTGGCTGGAGAATGGGAACGCAGTACTTCTCAACACGAGATGAGAAATAGTGAGGAATGTGTTTGTAGCACTTGTGGCTTGGATTATATCGCATGTACTTGTAGCGATTCTCCCGTCCAAGCAGAGGCTTTACCGAGCCTCGATAAATATTATGGCCAATTTATGTCAGGCCTAGGGAGAGCACAAGATTCGGTTCAGGCATGGTACCATAGTGCAGATGAATCGGCGCTTGCTATCACAGATATTCTTCATGGGAAGTGGACTAGGGCTATGATGGCCCAATATTCCGCGACTTATGTATTCAGAATGTTGATGTGGATTTTCATGCAGCGTAATCTTGTGGGAGGATTTACTAGCCTCTATTTATTGTTGATAACTATTGATGTGAAATTTTTGTACTTATTTATTTGTTTGTTATGTTCATTAGTCGGTGTCAAGTATCGTATTGAAATGAGATCTATGTATGTATTATTAATGTTCGTTATGTTGAGTGCGGGAGCTTTTGCTGCCCCTATTGTGTGCACTCTTTTCTTGCCTTTTGTTGGTGTGCTAGTGTGTTATAAGCTGGCTTGTATTAGAGAACGTAATCGTTTGACAGAGAAGCATTTCCAGCAGCACTCGTTGATTAGACAGCATTACTATGCTCGTCTGAGTGTGTATATTGGAGTGACTTCTTCTGCCCTATTTGTTGTATTATATATGTTAAACAAAATTGTAAAAGTATTTTTTGGTCCCAAGACTGAGTCTCGTCGCAATGTTGCAAACGATCCATATGATCCTAAAGAGGTCAAATCAAATGTGGATGATCGTGCGCACTATTTCTATAAACCAACCGTGCATCATGATGCTACGTGTATGACTCGTAAACAGTTTGAGTCAAAGGTTAGTGACAAGACTTTAATCGTTGAGGTGACCGGTTCACACGGTACCGTAACTGTGAGAGGGATCCCTTCGGGATCGGAATTGATCGCCCCGTACCACGCTTTTCCAGCGTCGGGTACCTTCGATATTGAGATCTGTGCAGACTACTCGAAGAGAACATCCGCTTACAAAATGAAGAACGTTCCTAGGGATTATTTAGTCCAGTTGAAGGACCGTTCAGGAAACCCTGTTGATCTGTGTATGGTGAACCTCGCCAATTTTCCACGACAAGCCTGCCTTATTAAACATCTTGCGACAGAACAGCAACCGATGCAAGGGGCAGGGTTAGAGATCGTAAAACAAACAGATGGCTCTGTGAAACGTATTGAGCTAAGACTTTCTGATCGTATCCCCTTTACTGGGAACTCCTATAAGACTGCGGAGCATGGAAGATTTTCAAATTACCCTTCCTATACGTGTATTTCGCAGACGGAGAAGTCAGAACAGGGTATGTGTGGGTCCCCAGTTCTTTCGAAGAACACAAATTGCATATTAGGTGTCCATATAGCGGGCACCGGTTCCTCTACTTGGTTTGCACTTCGTTTGACCCAAGACATGGTTCTTGAAGGTCGTAAAGCGTTGGCGCAACAAGCTACTACATTTCTGGCCCATGCTAAGCCGGAAGCATTTGTGGTCAAAAACAACCTCCAGGAGTTGGAATTTGAAAATGAGGTGACTACTCGTGCAGTAGATGACATTGGGGTGGCTTTGTCACCCCTAGTTCAGATTGGGACCATCTACAAGGGCGCTTCTCTGTATTCGGATCGCGCCGAGAACTTTTACTTCTCCAATACTAATCCCAAGTTGGAGGAAGCGTTTGGACCGAGGCAAAGCCGGCCACCAGTCAAGGTGAATGGTACGGAACAAATAAACTCAACACTTATTAAATTGAATGATCCGAAGTTCAATGTACCCCTTGATCTGTTAGATCGGGCGGCGAAGGACTATTTGGATGGATTTGGAGAAACGGACTTTAACAGTATTATTTCAGAGTTACGAGAAGATGACACGAATTTCTTCTCAGTTCGTTCTGTGGATCAAGCGTTGAAAGGTGATGAGTCGGGAATTGTGCGTGGTATCAACAACGCATCGTCCGCCGGTTGGATTTATGGCGGAAAGAAAACAACGCATTATGACATGACTGTGGATGGAGACCCTCATTATGAGCGTGTTCTCCTACCTTATATGATGAAAGACCTCGAGACTCAAGAGGCTCAATGGAGACGTGGCGAGGGAACTTATGATCCTTTCAAGCGTTGTTCGAAAGCTAACGAGTTATTGCCATGGAACAAGGCAGCTGAGAAGACTCGGTCCTTTTACGGGAATGATATGGTCTTCTTTTTGAATATGACTCGTGCTATCATACCATTGAAGCATGTTTTGCGGAAAAATAAGGAGCACTCTGAGTGCTTTGTTGGAATTTCAGCACAAAGTGCTGAGTGGAGAAAACTGAGAGACTTCCTCACCAAGGACGGCAAATATAGGAACTTCCTTTGCGGAGATTTTTCGGGTTATGACACCCAATTGCCTAAGGCTCTTTTGGACAAAGCAGCTTATATCCTTGTAGAAATGGCTAGACGCGGTGGAATGGGTGAGTCCGACCTAGAATTCCTGCGTGGTGCTCTCTCCTCAGTTGTTTCACCAGTATTGATCTGGCAGGGACATGTACTTGAGGCTGCAAATGGACAACCATCCGGACAGCCATTGACTGTGGAGATTAATAGCATCGTCAACTCTCTCTTAATGCGAATGACGTACTTCCATATTATGGACACTCATTACCCTCACTTGTCTCAAAGCAATTTTCGGCATTTCAATAGACTTGCCACTTATGGAGATGACAATGTGTTAGGTGTGGATGATAGGATCCCTAAGTACAATCACACAGAAATTCAATCTGTGTTGGCTTCGTGGGGTATCAAGTACACTATGGCTGACAAAGGGGCGGATTCAGTTCCGTATCAGTCACTCGCTCAAATTTCCTTTCTAAAGCGAGCATTCGAAGACCACCCCGAACTTGGTGTGGTCGGACCCTTGGAGCGTGAGTCTATCGTCAAGGGTTTTTATTATTGGGTTCGCCCCAAAAACACTCCTCTCAATTTCCCCGAGCAATTTGAGGCCTTGGTTGCCTCTCAAGTTCGGGAAGCTGCTCTTCATGGACGTAAGTTCTACGAAGAGTTCTGTAATGGTGTGCGCCTTCTTCAGGAGGGTTCACTTGAGATGAAAGATGAGTTCCGTATCAACTGGAATGATTTCGATCTCCCATTGTATGATGAGTTAGTAAGTGACCTAAAGTGGGCTTACGAGACGAGTGATTAAGTGAATAAACACTATAAAATTAAATTTTGATCCGTTAGGATGCTCTTTTGTAGGTGGGAGAGTTTAAATACACAGCCTGCACCCCGTTCGTCGTGCGTGGTATAAGTTTAATCGATATTTGTGCAGGAAATTGTACGGTGCTCTTGGTGGAGATGGATAGCGCTTCCTTCGAGCATGACGCGGCCTGTATAAATTTAAGGTGATTTATCGTATTTACGGTAGACTTTTATTAGTCGTCATCAAAGAACCCTCTGTACACTTTGGTTTGATGCTGCCTAGTGTATATGTAAATAAACTGCATTTCTAAACAATTTTTGAATATTTTTACCAGCTTTTCGAAGCTGCACAACTATGTATTTATTTTGACCACGTTGTTGTGGTGGTCGTGTTATTTATTGAGTAAACTGTTTTCTGTACCATTATTGTCTTTGGAGGAACAGGTCGCTCGTTGCCAGGCACTTGTGTCTATGGCTCCGCGAGTGATAGTTGGAAATTTTGATGGGCTTGAATTTGACTCGACTGAAGCATTTTTATCGGAGCTTCGACGTAGCATTCATAGTCTAGAGTCGGCAGTTGTTAACCCATTTCTAGACACAAACACAAGGTTAGATTTGGTGCTGTCCCGTGCGCGAGATGTTGATACACGTATCACTCTTGGAATTCGCACGGATTTTGTTCGTAAACAGCCCTTCGGTATTCTGGTGGCAGGTCCACCAGGAAGTGGGAAGACATTCGGCTCACAAAACCTGGCTATACGCCTCTATAATCTAAATCATGAGAAGCCTGCGACTAAGCAGGATATTGTGGTTCTCAATGAGGGAGATGAGTTCCAATCGGAATTTAGATCTTGTCACCGGATCGTATTATTTGATGATTTAGGCGCCACTAAAACTAGTGTGGTTGCTGCAGATCCTTTCCGGAAAATAATTGACTTTATCAACAACGTCCCCAAAACTGCGTTGAACCCTCACCTCGATCTAAAGGGAAATGTTTGGATCAACCCGGACATAGTTGTCGCTACTACGAACTTGTTCATACCGTTTTCTCAGGGAAACAATGTCAACAACACAGAAGCAATTCAGTGTGTGGCTGCTATTAATCGACGCTTTCCAGTAAAGATTTGGCAGCAAGGATTTGACGAGTTTTATATTGTAGACAATCATGATACTCAGATGGGTTACAAAAGAGATGATGGGTCTCATTATAAGTTTCATTACACCCGTCTAAACTCTGAACAGCTCTATGAGAGGGTCAAGGAGATCTATCTAGAGCATTGTGAATCTCAGGAGAAGTTTGTGGAAATGGTCGAAGACCAGGTCCGTCCTGAGGGTTTGTATGGTACAGCATTGAAGTTCGCTGCCATTACATCTCTTCAAGCTATCGCTCGCCTCACTATATCTCTAGAAGCCAGAGATGGGGATGAGGGATTAGCTGCACTTTTAGTTGCATTAAGACGCTTTGTGGCAACACCACTTCAAGCGCTGAAGAGATCATCACAGGCAGAATTGACCACGCGGCTCATTGCTGCTGGTCTGTCTAAAGGTGACACCCATAGGTACAAGAGTACTCTTGAGAAATTATGCAAGTTCGGTCCCGTACTTTATCGGGCCCATGTTACGGAGCAAGATTTGTTGGAGCTCCGAGTGGTAATTGATATGATTGCCCCAGTCATTGAGCAAGTCGCTCTTAAGACTGTTGTACGACCTTTGCCATACGAGCTAGGCTCTATCGTTTATGATATCCTTAGTTTGTTATTTCCTAAAGTTACGAAACTTATTATGGAAAAGGTGCCTTCCGTTACTTTGAAGTCACTGCAACTCACTAAATCAGTGAGTGCGGAGGGAGAATTACGTTCGAAAACGCTGAGGAAGATTTACGATCTCGATTGGATATTAGCAGTGCTAGACCTTTATGAGATCCAACAGTTTGATACCATTGAATTGTATGTTGGAAGCTTCATCCTGAATGGATATAGAGCTTTCAGTAAGTCTACTCAACCGATACGGCTATCTGATTATGGAGACTTGCGCCCTTGTGGTGCGTGTCTAACAGAAAAAGAGTTTCGGCAGTTAGTAGAAAGTGATGAAAGTGTGAAGCCTGAGGGGGCTTCCGGACCTTGTACAGTCCAACTCTCAGTAGATGAGACTAAAGAACCCCTCGAAGTGAATGTTCTGAAGAACGATTATCGCTTGCTGTTGCCAGTCCGGACGGTGGTAGACCCGAGACAGGTAGTGGCTGATTACTTAGCTAGGAGGATAGACCTTCCCTCCATGATGTTAAGAATGGGTGCAGCTAGGCGTAAAAACCTACTCATCCTGCGTCGTGTGGACTATGTCAACAAGCAATTCTTACAGGGAATTTACACCCTTGCTTACGACGAAGTTCATTCAACTTTGTTGATATTTAGAACAGTCAAGAAGACCTACAAAGTGAACCTGAGTTATTGGTTCGATCTTCTGAAATTTGCCGCTAGAGAAAATAGTGTAGTATTTTGCGGCCGGAATGAAAACGTAACGTTAGTAACTCCGTTATTCTCAGACAAGTTTTGTCCTGTGGAAGAAGCCCTAGATACGGTGCTCAGTGTAAACGAGCTATGTATTGATATTATGGGCCGTTCTGCAAGACGTAAAAACGAGTCACAATTTCTAGTTGGTAAGGCAACTCGTGGAGAAGACTCTAAACCGCTTCCTAATATGATGGAAGATGAGCGGCGCCGTTTGGCAAAGCTCTATGGTACAGAGTGGACTTCATAAGTTCAATTAGATAGTCCTATACGTTCTGACCTTTGGTCAGTGAAGACAGCGAATTTTGCGCGCGTTTGTCTAGTATAGGGTGAACCCTACAACTCGCTTGGCGATACTTACGATTCATTTTATGTAAGTGACCAGCTCTACGTTGTAGGGATGGTTACCGAAAATTTTGGGATCGAAAAAGACGCCTAGTTTTAAAGTTGTAGTGGTTGCTCCCCCT